GAGAGAGAGGACCTCGTACAGCTCGATGTCGGTCAGCTCGGTGGCGTCCTGACCCTCCTGCATCCCGCCGGGCGGGACGTTGAAGGAGAACGAGAACTGGGTGACCCGCCGGCTGGTCAGGAGGTTCTGGGTGGTGACCGCCTTGGGGTTGTCGAGGTCGAGCTGGGCCTTGACGTACAGGCCCTCGTCGGTCTCCTTCGCCTCCAGGACGTGGCCGATGTTGAAGTCGGGATCGTCCAGGCGATGTGACCAGTAGACCGGGATGGGGTCCCCGCGCTGCTCCCATTCGGACAGCGTCCGGGTGAAAGCGCCCGGCATGACGACCTCGCCATAGGCGTCCTTGACGCCGAAGACGGAGACGAGGGCCTCGAACTGGCCTGCGGCGACCGGCTCCGGCGGCTCGGCCGGCTCCTCGACCGGGTCGGCCTCGGGATCGACCTCGTCCGGGTCGGGCTCGGGCGGGTCGGTGCGGAACTGGATGCGGGCAGGGAAGGTCCGGGTTCGCATGGTGCACTCCTGTTTTCGCAGGTCAGGACATTGAGATAACGAGGTCGCACGTACAGCCCGCGGTCTCATCCGGGCCGAGGACGGAGTCCCCGGGCCAGGCCGCTCCGTTGCTGAAATCCTCGTTGAGCGGGACGGTCTCGCCGTCCATCTCCGGGTGCCGGGAGTTCGTGGAGTTGACCACCCAGGTCTTGGTCGCCTGCCCGCCGGTCTGGACCTCCGCCTGCCGGCCGGCCTCCTCCATCGCGATGCCGGCGACCGTGGTCATGATCGTCTGGGCTCCGGTGATACTCCGGTCGCCCATCGCGGTCTCGAACACGTCGGCCGGAGTCGGCGCGTCCTCCTCGCCGTCCGCGGCCCGCTGGAGAACGTCATCGAGCTGGGCCTTGGTCGTTGAGTTGATGGATGCCGCTCGGGTTGCCATCACGGCCTGGAGGTACTCGGCGTTGCCCTCCGGATCGAACGGGTCCGGCAGGCCGAGTTCATCGATCTGCTGGCCGCCGAGATCGGCGTTGACCTTCATCGCCACCGCGTAGAGCTGCTTGGTCAGGGCCTCATTCCAGCGGTCCTCGTCCCACCACTCGTCCTCCTCCCCGTCCGCCTTGCGCCGGGCACGCCCGGCCTTCGGCATCTGGGAGAGGACGGAGGCGCCCTGGTGCTTGTAGAACCGGCGGAGGACCGCGGCGGTGGCGTTGACCTGCCGCTCGCTCGCCTTGAGCTTGCCCAGGACGGGGCCTGTGCTCGCTCGTACGAGTGCGTTCGTCGTGGTCCGGTACGCCGGTTCAATGACCTGGACCAGGCCGTCTGACAGGCGAATCGGGGCCGCGAGCGGAGTCTGCGACGACGGCTGGCCGCCGGCCGTGACGTTGAGCGGGACGATCAGCTCGTCGCCACCGTCGATCGGCGGGAGGTTCTGCCGGGCGCGGTACTCGTTGCGGGTCATGTATGGCCCGCCGACCGCGGTGGCCGCCACCGCGGCCTGCTCCTCGAACGAGCCCTGGAGCTTCTCGGCGATGTTGAACTCGACGTACTCATTCGACGGTTCACCGAGGAGCGGGAGCAGGAACGTGTTGATCCGGTCCTCGATCATCGCCAGCCACGGCCCGAGCGTGTCGCCGTACAGCATCCGGCGGAACTCTCGGACGTTTGAATAGTTGGCGTTGTCAAGCAATCCCACCATCGTCGGGTTGACGTGGTAGACGGCCGCGACCGTGGTCAGGGCCAGCTTGTTGGCGTCGATGAACTCGTCCTCGACCGCGCTGAATCCGACTCGGGTCAGCGTCATCCCATCCTGGAGGATCGGGGTGCCGCCGGCCGAGGAGCCTTCCGCGCCCGTGTAGGACGCATCGAACTCCGAGCGGAACCGCTTCTCGGCCTCGGGACTCCAGCGGGGAGCGCCGACCGGCCGCTGAATGACCGTGCCCACCCGGGCGCCGCGCGCCCACCGCTGGGCGCGGTAGACGACCGATGCGACCTGCTCCTCCAGAATCGCTTTCAGCGTCTCGACCGGCGTCACGCCGTGCACCAGGCTGGTCGGGTTCCAGCCGTGGAAGTGGATCACCTGGGCGGCCGGCACCTCGACGGTCGGGGTGCCGGGCCGGGTGATGTACCAGTACTCCGGCTCGGCCGCGGTTCCGGAGGCCGGATCTCCGACCCAGGCGGACGGGATCGGATGGATGACCCAGCCGGACGGGGCCGTGCTGTCCGGCTGGACCCACCAGAAAGCCCGATCCCACAGGGCCATGTCACAGACCAGAGCGTCGAACAGCTCGTACCGCGTGGTGTAGCTGTTCGGCCGGTGGAGGAGCGCGGCGGCGACGGAATCGTCCGCCCGCTCCCGGACCTCAGCCGACTCGCGAATGTAGACGCCGAGCCCGAGCTGGGCGATGTTCCGGCCCAGGAATGAGATGACGGACCGCAGATACGGTTGCGTCTCGTACATCCGGGTCGGGGTCGCACAGCGGAGCCAGGAGAGGTCGATGGTGACCTCGTCGCCCATGCTCGTGATCATGACCAGCGGGGCCGGGTTGACGGTCTCGTAGAGGGCCGGCTTGGTGGGCAGGGCCGGCGGCAGGGTGGCTTGCTTGGTGCCGAACCACCAGTCACGCAGCGTTCCCATGATCACCCCCAGGCTTCGTAGGCGGACACCGGTTCCGGCTTGGACATCAGTCGGGCGTCGATGGCGTAGAACCACGAGGCCATGCCGTCGATTCGCTTCCCGGTCGCGCCGCGGTCCGGCTTGACCGGCCGGATGCGGTCCGGGTCGTCACGGGGTCGCTTCGCGTCCAGGTTGTCGGCGCACCACCGGGTGACCGGATTGCCGCCGTGAGAGATCTCGTGGGCAACCAGCATCCGCATCGCCTCGGTCATCGGGGCGGTCATCTGCTGGTAGGTCGTGCCGGACTCGATCATCTCCAGCTCGGTCTCCGACTCCAACCGCTGGCGGACCGGCTCGCCGCTCCACCGGTCGTAGACCGCGCGGATGATCTTGAAACGGTCCACGTCCTCCGCGATGTCAGACATGACCCGGTCGTAATCGATGGTGTCGCCCTCGGTCGCGACGATCCAGCCGTCCCGAACCCACTGCTCGAACGCTCCGTCCGTCCACTCCGAAAGCTGGGGAACGACGGACTCCGGGACCCAGTACCGCCAGCGGCACCGCCCGTCCTCGAAGTAGAGGGTCCAGGCGGTCATATCAAGCTTGGAGGACAGGTCGAGCCCTCCGTACGCGGGGATGTCCTTGTACGTATCGGCGTTCCACTCCGGGTTGAGGAGCAGGTCCCCGGTGTTGTGGTCCCAGAGATCCATCGGGATGAACCGGGTGATCTGCTGGACCCGCTGGTTGACCTGGAACTGGCGGAAACCGTTCTCCCGCTCGGGGTTCTCCTGCGCCTCCAGGCTCTGGCGGCGCATCGCCTCGCGGGACTTGAACTGATCGAGGGCCGGGTTCGGCCACTTCCAGTTCGCCTCGTCGAACGGGTCGACGGAGACCGGCAGGTCGGGGTGCTGCGGGAAGAGCCTGCGGAGGCGGTTGATTCCCTCGGTAGTGGACGGGAGCTTGCGGACATAGGAGAACACGTGGGGCGCGCGGGCCGGGTCCTCCTGGATGCGCTCCGCCTCCTCGATCATTGAGGCGCCGAAGCTGGCCGAGTCGTTGGTCTCCGTCGTCGTGGCGTAGATCAACTCCTGCGCCCGGGCGCCGACCGCGGTGGTCATGGCCTCCCACATCGATGAGTTGGGAAGGGCCAGCACCTCGTCCAGGTTGAAGGCGTGCGGGTTGTGGCCCAGCTCGCCGGCCGCGTCCGCGGTGAGAATCTCGTAGATGGAGGCGGTTGATTCCACCACCAGCCGGCGGGCATTCACGTACAGCTTCACGACCTTGCGGAGCCGCGGGCTGAGTTGCACCATGCGGGCGGCCGGATCAAACACCTTGCCGGCCTGCTTCGTATCCTTCGCCGCCGAGTAGACCTCGGCCGCCTCCTCGCCGTCGCCGACGAGCATGTACAGCTGGATGCCGGCCGCCAGCTCGGACTTTCCGTTCTTGCGGGCCACCACGATGTAGGCGACCCGGTACCGCCGGACGTACCGGAGCAGCTCGGTCGACCAGATGACCTCGCCGAACAGCGGCCGGATGATCTCCTGCTCCTGAAACCGGTCCAGTACGAACGCGGTTCGGGCGTGCACCCCGCGGGTATGGACGAGCAGCTCGGCGAAGAACCGGACGACGTGGTCGGCCCTTGGTTCGCAGTAGTGGGCGCCACGTTTCAAACATACGTTCGACCGGAACTTGAAATTGCATGTGCGGCCTCGGCGGTCACGCGGACGCCAGCGGTGCTGCGGTTCGATGACGGTCTCGGCGGAGGTCGCGCGCTTCATCGCCGCCTCC